CAAGCATAAGCTGCTGGCGTTGCTCTTCAGGAGACTGTACCGCCCTGATCCTGTCATAAACGTCAGCTTCTCTACCAGCCGTAGACATACCTGCACGACCCATGAAGTCACCGCCTAACCCATAAGCCTGACCAGACGCGCCTTGAGCCTGTGGAACACCAAAGACGTCAGCGCCTAACATAGTACCACCCATGCCTACAGCCTGCTGACCTGCTTGTGTCAACGCCTGAGATCCTGCGGGTTGTCCTATGTAGCCTTGTGACTGAGACAGCATAGCTTGCTGTATCGCCTGCTCTTGTGGAGACAAACCCATTGTTGCGCTGCCAGTAACAGGATCATAACCAAACTGACCGCCAGTAGATGACGTTACAGTAAAGGGCTGGAACTGAGACTGGTCAAGGCCAGCCTGTGCAATTCCAAGAGCGCCTTGTTGCGCTGCTTCACCGATAGAGCCTAGCCTGTTATACGCGCCTGTAACAGCAGCAGTACCGCCTACGCCTTGGGCAAGACCACCAAGCAACCCTAGATTGTTTAAGAAAGCCTGAAGCCCTCCTGTGGAGTCTGAGCCTCCCTCAGGAGAAGGAAGGGCTGCAGCGTAATCAATTGCCCCCATGATGTCTTCATAAGAAGTGGCCATTAGTAAGTGCCTCCGTCAATCAGACCTGCCGCTAAAGTGCCTGTAACAGTAGCACCTCCAGATACAGCAAGTGTTGCAACCGTTGTCGTGCCTGTAAACGTAGGGCCAGCAAGGTCAGCTTTTGAGTTAACAGCCGTAGCTATGTTAGCAAACTCAGTACCGAACTCAGAACCTTTAATAACTTTAGCAGCGTCGCCAGAAGGCAAAGAGTCTTTAGTGGTGAAGTTTGTTGTTACTGTATAGTTAGACATTATATGGTCTTCCCTATTAAAGTTAGTACGTTAAATTCTTGCACAGACAGTGGCTGTCCGTTGATGTCTGTTTGTAACGCGACGTTGACGGTAGTGCCATCGCCTGTAGCATTTACGGTAGGCTCTGAAATCAAGGAGCCTGTCGTGAATTCAGCGGCGGTGAACTCTGCTACATTAAAGTACGCAGGTATCTGGCTGGCTAACCTAACAAACGCTGTTCTGAATGCTTCACCAAAATCGAATGACCACTTTACATTTACTGTGTAGCCGCTGCCCTCAACAAATGTAGGACGCAACTTCTTTAGAATCTTTAGTCTAGCTGTGTCACCAAATGACAACGCAGGACTTTGATAAACAAACTGGTAAGTGCCAGTGCCGTCGTTGTAACCTGAGTACGTAGAGATCCCTGCGGTGCTTCCAATGTATAACGTGCCGTCATCATCTCTGAAGTAACTTTTGAATCCGTTAGAGGGCCAGCGAGTAACACGGTACGCGCCGTTCTCTAATGTGCCACGTAGGTCAAAGCAGTATGTCAGTTGCTGTGATGCAAACGTAATTAAGTAGAAACTGTTCTCAGGAGAAAACACACTCCTAAGCTCTTCAGTCTCTTCAGTAATGTTAGTAATAATGTCGTTACGTATGTTCTTGCTCAGGTCTGACAGAGGCAGTGACTTCTCTTGTATGGTGCGCTGAATACTACGCAGCCCTTCTTTAGACATAAACAACAAGTCAGTACCTAAATTCTGCACAGTGCCTCTATCGACACAACCAATGCCTTCAATGGTATCTGATAGCGTCATAGATGCTGGCGACTCAGCACCTTCGTAAACAACAATGCTGTCACGCCCAAAGATAATTAAGAATCCGTTGTGCGCTGCTAAGGCTACAATCTCGTCGTAACCGTTAGGCCACACTTTAGATATGTCAATGCTGCCAGAGCTTCCACCAGACCATTGATTACCTAACAACAAATCAGACCAGTAGATTGTAGACTTGTCACCGATAAAGTCAGCAGTCCAGAGCCTACCAAAAGCACCTAAGACTTCACCGCCGTACATTGTTGATGTGACGCCACTAGCGTGTTGTATAGTGGACATTGGTGTTACAGCGCCTAGCGTGTGGTTGTACACTAAAGGCTGATAACCTCTCTGGAAGAAGTAGAGGTTGCTGTTGAAGTTTACAATCTTCCAGTTGTTGGCTGAGATTGCGTAGCCTGAAGGAGTCTCGTCAACTAGCGTAGTAGTTCCAGAAAGTATCTTGTTGTTACCTACAGAGAAAAGCTTAGAGTTTCCTAAGTCATCCCGGTACTCACCAATTGCGTTAATGTAATCTGTACCTAACGCTGTCTTGTTTGTAGTGACTGTAGCTGATCCTTTACGCGCTGCGATACGTCCACGCCTGTCAATGATTGAGTTGTCTGCAACAATAGCAAACGACGGATCAAGAGACAGCGGAGAGTCTTGTGTGTTTAACCCACGAAACGCAGGAGCTACAAGGTTTAGACTCTGAAGGTTCTGGGACATTAAGGAGCGCTCCAAATAACTTCTTCTGGGTGCTTGGCTGCGTCTATAGCAATAGCGTCACTTAGAAATCTATCAGCAATACCAAAGTATTCCTGTGCAGATATGCCACCTGTCTCGCCACGCTCACGCGCAAGCAACGCAACAGCGTAATGTATAACAGGAGCCGAAGGCACAATCACGCTCTCAGCATCTTGCGTGAGATCATCGTCGCGCACAATAGCGTTAACACGAACCTTGTACACACCGTCAGGCTTGGGGTACAGATCAACCTGTGTGTCACCAGCGGGGTCAGTTGCGTTAAACGTGTAGAACTGTGGTGTTCCTTTAACGACAGGCTGTATCAGGTAGTGATCATCAAACCAACGTTGAGGTCGGTACTCTACAAAGAAGTTAGAGGTGTCATTAATAACGTCCAGCACCTTAAGGCGGTTCTGTGTGCCTGTGAGTACGTAGTTAAACACATCTTCTTCTGTTGTAATAGTCATAGTCAAACGTGCTGCTGACCAATCCCATGCGTTTTCTACCATGCGCTTTGCGTCGTTAACAAAATCACCAACCATCTTACTGTACGTGGTGTCCTGCACTGATGTCACTTCATCCTCGCGCAGTCTTCGTAACACATTGTTGACAACTTCTAAATAGGTCATCCTATCATTCCCTTAAACATGCTTCTGTTAATAATTTTATCTAACTCTGCTACATAATTTGTTTGCGGTGACTGTATGACATCTTGAACTTCTAACGGTGTATAAGTAATGCCTGCCATAAACGGAGAAAACCCTGCTGCGCCCGCACCGCTTAAAAGACTTCCGCTAAATAAACTATCGTCGCCGCCTCCAGTTAATATAGTCTCTTCTTCTTCTTCCTCTTCTTCCTCTTTAGTGAGTTCTGGGGGTAAGGATTCTAGCGGAGGCAGTCCTGTTGAAATCCGACCTTCAAAAATGTCTTCAGTTTGCTGAACTTCGTCAGGCGTTCGTGAAATTACAACTTCTTCAGTCTCTTCTTTAGGATCTACTACGACTTCTTCTACGACTTCTTTAGGATCTACTACGGTTCCTGTTACAACTTCTTCAACGTTACCTCCGTTTCCGGACAGGTCAAGATTACCCCCTCCGGTCACAGTAGTGTTATCTACGCCGTCGTAACCACCAAAGGTAATATCATCGTTAGCGTCTTTACTGCCTCCGGACAGGTCAAGAACGTTAGTACCTGTAGTTACAGTGCTGTCCGCAGACCCACTGTCACCACCAAATGTAAAATCATCACTATCATCGTTAGCGTTTAAGTTTTTATACTCTTCAGACTGCTTAATGTTAAATTCTATGTCGTCTAACGTAGCACCTCTCTCTACGTCACCCATCCAGTAGTCAAGACCTGACTGCTTGGCGTCACGCCCTAGAAGGTTTAAGTAAAGACCATTAATGTCTTGCTCTGTAATACTGCTTCCACCGCCGAAGGTTAAGTTCTCGTTAGCGCCAGTCAGCATACCGCTGTTTGTCGTGGTTTCTGTAACACCTCCGGGAATTACTAAGTCAGGAGTTTCTCCAACGTCTTGAGAAGCAACTGTACTTTCGCCCGGAAGACCACCAAAGGTTAAACCATCTTCAGAGACGTCTACAGTTTCTTGAGTCTCTTCTGTTGTATCTACAGGTACTTCTACGCCGCCTTCGCTTTTACCGCCTGAGCCTGAAAACAAACCGCCAAAGGTGTAGTCCCCTGCTGCAACGCTACTAAGAACTGAGCTTACATCTATTATGCCGTCGTCTACAGCGCCCTTAACCCAGTCC